GTCAACGCGACAGGTGATGATCGTTCCTTATTCCTCAAGCTTTACGCAGGGGAAGTATTAACAGCGTATGAAGAGAAGAACGTCTTCATGCCTCTACACCGCACCCGTACTATTTCTAATGGTAAGTCTGCAAGCTTCCCTTTAACTGGTACTGGTTCTGCAAAGTACCACACGGCTGGTACATTAATACAAGCGGATGCAATTAAGCATGGTGAGCGTATTGTGACCGTTGATGATTTGTTAATCAGCACACAATTCATTGCCAAAATTGACGAAGCAATGAACCACTATGACGTGCGTTCTATCTATTCCAAAGAGTCAGGTAACGCATTAGCCAATGTGTCTGATCGCAACATTGCTCGTATCATTGCTAAAGCAGCCACAATCACTACTTCTTCTTTAGCAGCTACAGCGTTTGGCGCTTCTTTTGCAGATGAGGTTTACACTGCTAACTTCAACATTGGTACTACTACTGCACATGCTTTAGACGGTGCTAAGATTGTCGCTGCTATCTATGCGGCTCTTGAAGAGTTCGATAAGAAAGACATTGGCGGTGATAAGGTTTGTGTACTACCACCTGCCCAATACTACGCTCTATTGAACGTGCCTAGTGTTGCTAACGCTGCATGGTTAAACCGTGACGTGGGTGGTGAAGGTTCCGTAGCTTCAGGCGTGGTTCCACAGGTCGGTGGTGTTAAGATTATGATGAGTAATCATCTACCTAGCACTAACCAATCTTCTGCTTCTGGTGACGTTGAGCCAATAACTTCTACACGTACTGCCGCATATCGTGGTAACTACGCTGCTTTACGTGGTTTGATCTTCTCACAGGACGCTGCCGCAACTGTTAAGTTGCTGGACTTAGGCGTTGAGTCTGAGTATCAGATTGATCGTCAAGGTACATTGATGGTTGCTAAGTACGCTATGGGTCATAACATCCTACGCCCTGCTTGTGCCATTTCTTTGAACGCTGTGTAAGCAGTCTAGTTCTAACCCAAAGGTGGGGAGATTAACTTCTCCCTGCCTTTTTTTTCATTTTAAAAAGGGCTACCAATGACTCCCACAACAAAACTGGAAGCTATTAATACTTTACTGGCAACGATTGGTGAATCCCCTGTGAACTCTCTAACTTCAGGTTTAATTGAAGCTAGTGCTGCTGAACAGACGCTAGATAATGTAAGTCGAGATTTCCAATCACAAGGGTGGTCTTTTAACACTGACCTTACCTTTCAGCTTTCACCAGACGCATCAAATGAACTAGCACTTCCTGCTAACTGTTTGCATGTTGACACCATTCATACACGCATGTCCTCAGATACTGACCTTGTTCAGCGAGGTATGAAGATGTATGACCGTATTAAAAACACTTACGCCATTGGCGTGGCTGTAGAAGTTGACATAGTAGTGTTGTTAGATTTTGAAGAGATGCCAGAAACAGCCAGACGCTACGTAGCTATCAGAGCAGCGCGTGTTCTACAAGACCGTGTACTTGGTTCAGAGTCACTACATTCTTTCAACGCCCGTGACGAACAGGTTGCTTGGAATAATCTATTACAGAATGAATCTGACGTACAGGACTTAAATATATTCGACAACTATGAGACTAATTATATAGCTCATTATTACAGGTAGGTGGTTTAACTATGTCTTTAGTATCGGGTTCAATCCCCAATCTCCTCAACGGTGTCTCGCAGCAGCCTCCAAGCCTACGACACCCAAGCCAAGCCGAAGTACAAGAAAACGGATTATCTTCAGTTACAAGAGGATTGGAAAAGCGGCCTTGTACTGAACACGTAGCTAAACTTACTAGCAGCCTTGCAGGTACTACCGCCTTTCTACACCCTATTAAATACTCAAGTACGGAAGATTACACAGCCGTGTTTAGCAGTTCAGGGATTAAGGTATTTGACCAAGCAGGTACAGAGCGAACAGTTAAGGATAGCGCAGGTAATACACTTACAAGTCTTCCAACATACCTTACTGGAGTTACAGACTTTAATGCCAATGTTAACGCTGTGTCGGTAGGAGACACTACTTTTGTAGTTAACAAATCTAAGGTTGTAGCTCTTGATTCGTATACTCCTACAGCACGACCTAACGAAGCTATGTTCTATGTACGACAGGCTGACTACGGCCTTACATATAAAATTACAGTGGGCAGTGCTACAGCTACTTACACAACTCCTGATGGTTCATCATCCGCACATTCTGCTCAGAT